CTTCCTTGTGTCCCTCTTGAAGTTTCTGTTGGACTCAGCACTTCATACTCCTATGCACCACTTTGCTCGTCGCATTTATTCATATATGATTGGTCATAAATGGCCTGGTGGTGGTGCGGATGAATTAGCTAGGGAACTTCATGCTCATGACCCCGATTGGTTTTTCTTTTGGTGGGATGCCCGCAAACTTGATCAGTCCATTGTTGCTATTCTAATTTCTGTTATCTGTATGCTTTCATTGGTAGTGTACAGACCGGGGACACGATATTATGACATCTTAAAGAATATTATGGCCCATTGTTCCGATATAACCGCTGTAAAGTATGTAACATGGTTAGGAAAATATTGTCGAGTTGTTATTGGAACTGTGTTTAGTGGGGAGTTTAACACTGGACACATTGATACTATGGTTATGGATATTCTTTGGGAAAGTTTTATTATTTCTGTTAAAGATAAAGTAGGAAAAATCGAAACTCCTGAGGCCAAAGAGGCCTTAATTCTTCTAAATGAGGTTTGGGAGGAGGACACCATAACTCCCTATGTTATTGGCCGCAAAGGACAACCCAAGAATTATGCTGTTAAGCTTTATGGTGATGATGGGTTGGCTGGTGCTCATATGAAGCTCCGTAAGTGGGTTAACCTTAAGGATTTTATGGAGTTTTCTATAAAGGAGATGGGCATAACTCTTAAGGACACTGCTTCAGGGGAGTCTGTGGAATTTTTCACTAGAATTCTCCCTGATGGTAGTTGTGAAACTAATCATCCCAATTTACTTAAGAGATATTTTATCAAAATTACTACTGGAGTATGGCAGGGTGGCAAGGAGAAATGTGTTGTGGGTTTTCGTCCCATAGTAGATTATAATGTTAGATTAGGTCGTTCTACTACAGACTTAACTGACCCCGCTATTGAATTTGCTAGAATTATTGGTTTGATGTGGGATACTATGGGTACTAATAAAGTTGCCTGGTCCATGATGGAAGATGCTATTGAGTGGTTGAAGACTAAGTTTCCTAATATCGAAGCTGACTTGCTGGAGATAAGTGGTTACGCAGATTCAGTTGATCCTGTTAAGATAGCTAAGTATCGCAAATTTGAATCAGTGTTGGACTACTCCAAGAAGATTGGTGGTGATATTAATTTAATTACGGTCCCTAATCAAGGGGCTGTCTTCTATCGCTTTCTCCCTCATGATGTCAATTCTCGTTTCGTGAGCAAGCAGAATCGTAAGATTCAATCTTGCATTACACTTTGGCATGAAAGGAGTTATAAAAATACTCCTTTCTATTATACCAAAATGTGCCCGGACGAGTCGTAATCTTTAAA